ACAGAACCTGCAGTCGCTCAACGTGACTTAATTTAAAATAACTTTAGGGGCTGGTGTATACTGGCCCCTTTAGATTATCTAAGGAAATCACATGTCACTTACCTTTTTATCATTAACTAATGATGTTATTACACGAATGAATGAAGTAACACTTACTTCTGCTACGTTTACTAATGCTAGGGGAGTACAAGTACAGTGTCAAAATGCAGTAAATGAAGCAATACGTTTTATTAATCAAAGAGAGTTTGGTTATTCTTTTAACCATGCTTCTAATAGTTCTACATTAACTGCAGGTGTAGTAAGATATTCTTTACCTACAAGTACTAAGTCAGTTGATTATAGTACAGCTAGAATAAAAAAAGATACTGCACTAAGTGCAACAGGTAATAATTTAACAATATTAAACTATAATGAATATGTACAAAAAGAATATGCTAATCAAGAAGATGACATTGCATCTACAACTTTAAACGGTTCTCATTCTAGTTCTGTGACTACATTAACTCTTACTTCTACTACAGATTTTGATAGTGAAGGACTTGTGTATATAGGTAGTGAGCAAGTTACATATACTGCAATATCGGGTAATGATATTACAGGATGTACTCGTGGTGCTAATAGCACTACTGCAGCTACCCACAGTAGTGGTGTTACTGTAACTCAATTTGAAGATGGAAGTATGCCACAGTATATAGTTCGTACTCCAGATAATAATTATTTATTATATCCATATCCTGATAAACAATACATATTAGCTTTTGACTATTATACATTTCCTTCTGATTTAGCTGCACATGGAGATACTACAACTATACCAGATAGATTTGCTCCTGTAATTGTGGATGGTGCTACTGCATTTGTATATCAGTATCGTGGTGAAACAGGACAATACCAGTTAAATTTTCAAAGATTTGAGCAAG